GTATTTGTTGAACTGACTGTAAGAATACAAAGGACACTGTAACTGCTCACACTCTACTCTACCATCTTCACAATATCCTTGACAATCGTAACAATAAGCGTATATTGCTTCCTTGCGTGTGATATGTTTACCTTCGAGAAAATTAATAAGATTGGTTTTACCACTATAACTCTTACCATGTTTCTTGATGAGTTTAATGGTTGATTTGTTATCCATTACGCACCTCTCTTACCAAGAATACGCATGAGTTTAAAGGCCATGTTTGCAAAGGTAATCTCTGCATTAGCACCATAAACCATTCTGTAATCTGATTCTGCTACAATTTCAATAGCAGAAATCTTGTCAGAGGCAGAAAGAGAATCATCATTCCACACTTTCAGGTAGATTTGGAATGTAATGCTCCGGTAATCAACTGTATTACTATTCCACAGTTTACGTGCTTCGGTGATTTTCCTACCCTTGATTAACGTGTAAAGTTCATCAGCAATATTGATATTCTTCTTAGTGTCTAATTCACCAAGATTCTTGTAAATATCAAGAGACTTCACCATTGAACGAATATCAGGGTAATTAACATCGATGATCTCATTTAGACTATCATCGTCAATGGTAATGTCCTCTTCGGTGCAGATGTGTCTTAATCGCGTAAGAATCTCATTACGTGCAGGTTTACCAAAAGATACAACCTTACACCTGGAACGGAGTGGTTCAATAATCTTTGAAATTACATTACACGTAAGGATGAATCGACAACGAGAAGAATACTCCTCCATAATGTTACGAAGAATATTCTGTGCATCAGCGGTAAGTCCATCTGCTTCATCTAGGTGAACAATCTTTGGTACATCAGATTTGAATGATACAGTAGAGGCGAATGCTTTAACCTTTTCACGCACCGTATCAATACCTCGCTCATCTGATGCATTGAGATACAGTTTGTCAGCACCAAGTTCTTTTATAATGATTTTGGCAAGCGTAGTCTTACCTGTTCCTGCACTTGACTCAAAAATTAGATTAGGTAGAGAAAATGGATTCTCCCTTACAACTTTGCGTAATCCAGCAATTACAGTGGTATCATTACCAATGTAATCCTCAAACGTTTGTGGGCGATATTTCTCCACAAAAAGTTTGTTGGTAATCATTCACATCACCACGTAACTTTATGCGGAATAAGTAAACCAGAAACATTAATTTCCGTGTTCTTACCCGTAATGTAATCAAACGTAACAGGGTAGAGAACATCATAACCATACTGATCCTTTGTCTGTTCAGTGACAAATCCCATCATAATATCTAACTGTGCCTCTGCAAACGAATCTTCAAGGGCATTGATATCAAATTCAACAGTAAACTCCTCACCATACTTGTTATCAATATCCGCATGAACTTCGAGTTTAGAACGCTTATCAGTGCTTAGATTGATATATTCTCCCTCTACAGGAATAGTAAAACGCACAATGGTTTCATTAAGATTCTTTGCAACCTTAATAAACTTCTGGATGTCGTCTGCATCAAACGCAATAACAATCTCACGCGGAGGAATAGATGATTTAATGTCCTCGATACTCTTACCCGGAATACTCCGTGACGCATACTCGTAATCAATCTGTGGAACATTAACCGTTAGTTTATCGTCAGAAAGAACAATCAAATCGTCAGTTGTAACAACACCAACATACTCTTCATCGAAGTTTGCAAGATACCGCTTCCTGAAGTCAAGTTCATTGATGCACATCTCAACAGACTCGTCAACATCATATTCAACCTGCTTACCATTTGCAATAAAGGCAGTAATCATTACTCGCTTCTCAGTGTTGGTTACACTCGCAATGATATTTTCATTGGGCTTACGTGTAATAACCATATCACCGTTCATCGCAATTCCAAGCACATTGATAAAATTCTTCAGGGTAGTAACATTAACACGCATTAAACTCACTCCTTACCATTAATCAGATTATACAGTGTTGTCCCAGTAACATCATATTTACCAGGAGGATACTTTTTCTCTTTCTTACTCGATTCGATGATTGCAAAGTAATGGGCATTGTCCTTGACTATTTCACGCACAGTATGAATCTGCACTTGCGTTTCTTTCATTACCTTGCTTGCCCATTTTGGAACCTCTTTAGACTCAATAACCTGACCCATACGGACAAGCGTAGTGTCGGTCTTAGGATACATGATGTAGATTACACCAACGTTTGCAGTTGCAACACATTTATCATGTAGGTTATCAATATGCATATTACGAATCTTCCAAAGGTTGGGGTTCGCTACACCCTGAAACTTATCCATTTTAAGTTCTAAACGTCCTGCATTTTCACAAATCTCTGTATACTGCTCAATACCATCTATAACAATCCAATCGGTTTCATTCTTCTCTTTGATTACATTGAGCAGAAACGTATTCCATTCACAGACAATCTTTGAAGTGCGTAACATATCTTCTGCCGTTGAGCGATCATACGGACGAAGAGAGTCAAGCACCTGAATGTTCAGATTCTTTTCATTGATATAATCAAGTTCCATTGGTAAGACACTGTTTGTATCAAACGAGAGAACCTTTACATTGGAACCTGGAGCGATTAATCCATAAACAGTAGTTGTTTTACCTGAATTTTTGTCTCCATATACACCAATAATATCCTTACTCTGTGGTGGTAGAACTGCATCTTCAAAAGAGAATTGCATTTCAGATTCACTCTGCTGTATCTCTTCTACTGCTTTATCTAAAGACCTTTTACCAAGTGCCATTGTTTTTTACCTCTTGTTATAATGACCAATAGACATAGGTAGCGATGCAACAAACAGACCAATAACAATACCACAAATAGTCTGCCAAAGTCCCGTAATACCAATCATTCCAATCAGAACGTATGCAACATAGCAAAATGCAGCATACCAAATGAAAAGGAGTGCAATGCATACTATAATAAATGCAATCAAACCAACATTCTTTAATCCTTCAATATAATTCATGTAAGTTCACCTAAAAAGATTAGAGGAAATCATCATCCTCAACAAGTTCATCAACAGTCTCTGCAATCTCATACAAATCTTCAGGACGCGAAAACTTGGGATCAGTGACGAAACCAAGCAGATTACCACTTGCTTCACCCCTCTTATTGAAGTAGGGTTTGAAACATACAATGCCTACTGCCTGCTCACAGAGTCCCGTAACAACACCCGGAGAACATGATAATGAAACATTACCCTCGAAATCTTCATCGAGTGGTGTAACCTCTACAAAGGCATACTCATCAAACAGACTAATCTTGGAGATAATGGCCTCAGCAAGCAGGAACTTCTTTTCCTTATACTCGCCTCTTACGTCCTTACCCTCAATGTCATACACATCTTCAAAGGCAACACAGTTGTCGCCAAGCAAGTCCTCTACGAGTGTAACAAACTCATCGTAATCAAACTCATCATCGAGTTCAACAAGTTTAGATGTGTTAATTCCAGTAGAAATGTTTACAACATCTTTGTTCTCATCCTTGCACGTTCCCTTAAACATGTAGATCTTGCCAAATTCAGGAACAAAATTTGCAGGATCACGCACATAAACAACACCGGGTTTTACCTCACCGGAATTAGGCATTTTAAAGAATCCGTATGCTTTGTTCTCCATCAGAACCTTCGGAATCTTCTTCCCAATAAGGAACGCCTGGAATGTCGTGGTATTCTTCTTAGTGTAGAGTAGATTACCGTCTACATCAATCAGACCGTCAGCGATAGCATTTTCCTTCCACTCATCACCAAACATCTTCTTGTAGATTGCAATCTCATTATTTGCATCAGCGTTTGCCTTCTTTACCGAATCATACGGCTTGGTGTAACCAAAGAAAAATCCCTTGAACGGTGTCATGTTAGAACGCAATGCAGCGTTGTAAGAACCAACAATCGATTTGATGGTGACAATACTTGCCTTAGACTCCGTGATACCGTCCCGCTTCATATATTCAGCAAAACGCTTCTTATACTCAGCCATGATAACATCAGGACGCTCACCGGCCTTTTCTGCAATCTCATTGATTCTTGCTACAATGCTCTCATCCACATCAGTGGACTTGTCTTTCTTACTTTTCAATGCCAATCTAAGCACCAATATGTTATTGGTAAGTGGAAGTATAAAAAATGTTTGGTTTAAGATAACATGTAAACAGTAGTACCTTCATCCTTATTCTTCAATACACGCATCTTTCCGCTTTTTATGAGTAATGCAAGCAGTTTTTCAGAAGAACTCTCACCGGCCCCAAAACTCTTGAAGAACACTTTTTGCCATTCTTCCTTAGTATAGCGCATACCAATAAATTCCCTACGCAAGCGCATAACGAGCCTGTTTAACTTTTCGTTACGTCCTGTGTTATTTGAAATAATATAGAACGCTACAGAGCGCATAGCAGGAAATAACAAACGTGCCGCATTGTGCGCGTCCTCTTTGTCGATATAATTACGATAGTTCATCAAGCCGAATAATGCAGCCACTTTGATGAAGTTGATTGATACACGCGACACCATTGATTCCCATGCCTCAATTTGCTCAGGATTCAACCCTGGAACAATGTTACGTAACTCGCTTATGTATTCGTTGATAATCTCATCAACACCCACGCGCATATAGATTGTTTCAGTATCCTTATGCATGTTCTGTAAGTTCTCTACCTCTTCCTTCAGTTTCTTACGTAATTTATTTTGCAGATTCTCCTTATCCTTACGCTGTTTCTCTGCTTCGGATATATCATCCACAAAAGAAGGTATGGCACTTACAATATACTCTGAAGTCTTTGTGCGCTTGATAGGATCTTCTGGCTGTACGTAGACAATCATGCGTGGGAACAATCCTTTCTTGAAGAGATGAGTATAAGTATCCAAATGATAACTCGTAATCACCAAAGAACATGTAGGGTTTGAATGAATACGGTTATCAGTAGAAGTAATCATGTTACCCTTAGAACCAATGCGATTCATAGTTTTGTCAAGTAGGGCCTGAATGTGAATCTTCTTATGATCAAGGACTGCTTCACCTTCATCAAAAACCACGTAATCATATGATGCTAATATTCCTGGTTCAACCGGGTCAACCCATCCTCTATCTTTCTTACTGAACGCATTAATACGCATGTTATTAGAAACAATCTTTTTGTTGATTTCTCCAATTAACTTGTTTATCTTAAATACTCCTACAGAATAATAAGACTTATCCGCTATATCTGCAAATTCAGCAAGTATATCATTAAATTCACTCTTTGCCATACCAGACGGCATAATCACACAAGCATGTAAACGTAAATCATCCTTTACACCGCGCTCAACGCGCACATGATTAAAGAGTTGAGATAATGCTACAAAACCGTAAATGTCACAAACATCTGCATTGAGCACAACACGCGTATTCCAATACTCACGCCACAGATCAAGAAAGTTATATCCATCTCTATCACTGGATAAATCTTTGACAAGAATATCACTCTTACGCTGTAAATACCTCATCTGATATAAACGCTGTTCTCGCGTATACTCTTCAAACCCAAAGATTTCAAAGTATTCTTCGCCGTAAACATCAATGCACAATTCATTGATCCGCTGTAATAACTCTTCATCATTAAGGTATCCAACTTCATCCTCTAATGTCATTTTTTTATCCATATAAAATTCCTCTTACGTAAGAATAATCTTCAAATAGTAAATCATCGGGCAAATCCCACTGTTGCCTAAACGTATTCATCTTCTGCAATTCTTGATTAATAACAGTGGGTGTAACGGTGCTACTGGTGTAAGGACGCATGTTTTCATCATACAGGGTAGAGAAATTACGATTATCATACATCATGCCTGTATTCCTTACTGTGTTGCCCTGAAGTGCGATTAATCGTGACCTGCACCTATAATGAAGTGGTGGACGATAGTATTGTGCTACACTTGCAGGAAAAATAGAACCGTGCAACATGCGGCATATATCTGATGTTCTATGATCAATTACTGCCTGGAACTGAAAATTATTTGTCCCATTATCAATATATGTCTGCGTTGTTGCATAATTGTAAATATCATTAACAAGTGTCCTTGCAACAATTCCTGTGCGATGTGCAAATGAATCATTGTAAACATTGAGTAATCGCTGTTGAACCTGATGCACAGTCATTTTTGCAATTTCATCTATCGTGTAAGTAGCATAGAAACGATTAGAAACATCGCGCATGATATTCTTTCCACTTGACCAAAAGAGCACAGCAATAAGATATTCTATCAATACGATATCACGATACTCATCAACTACATCTTCTGCTGCATACACTTGATAATCACTCTTTTCTACCTCTGTTATACCAAGTGTAAGGACATCATAAACATGATTAGAAACTTTAACGCGCGAAACAGGACGATTTAACTCTGTAATCAATGCGCGTTCAAGTGCATCATTGATTTGATACTTATTTGGAATACTTGTAATAGAACGAGTAAAAAAGGTATTCAGGGTTCTACTCATACGTGTTTCTTGCTGAATTACCTTTCTTTCGTTGTAATAACTCACAGTAATCACTCTTCACTAGGATATTTCATTCCATTATCAGTAGGTTTTCTACTCTTTCTTCCACGCTTCAGAAGTTCAATGGTGTTATCTCCGGTATCACGCTCATCTTTCTCAATCATTTCTTTTGGAAATCCAAGTGAAATACGCAGTTCAGGTTTATTAATAACAGACATCGTGTAAGCATCAAGTAAATCACCCGGCTGCACAGCAGGTTTTGATAACTCTTCAAAGACTACTTTAATATCATCGGGATTCTTACCCATTGCAACCGCGCGTTGTTTGACAATTCCACCTTCATCATTCAGAATACTCATGATCTTCTTCTGTAACCCTTCGAGCACAACTAACCTATCTGCTTCGGAAACATATCCTGCTGCATACGTAGTTCCTTCTGCTCTTCCCATTGTAAGAGGAGCCTGCAATAGTCCAACCTGAATATCGGTTTCAAGTGATTCTTTGAATCCAGTAACATTGATGTTACTTCCACCAGAATCTAATTGTTTAATATCAAATCCTGCACCAATAATATCCTGGTTCTCTTCGATATACTGATGCTCATCACTTAATTCCTGCATGATTTCCTGTGCCTCTACCATCGAAATATCACCGTCGGCAAGCATATCACCAAGAATACGGTAATCAATGAAGTAACGTCCAATTCCATACTTCTTAATGTATTTCGTATAACCTTCAATGAGTTCAAGATATTTATAAATAAGATCCTCAATAGGAGTAATCAAAGAAGTGCCGTATATTCCATACGTTTCTCTACCAAGAATATCTCTGAACGTATAATCATTTGCACAGAATGAACCATACATAACCTGATCAGGACGATAAGAACCTGCTTCTAAATCATTAAGGTTGCCCTTTTCATTGACATAAAAACGATTAATTGGAGGGGTGAGAATAAAAGTAACATCTGTACTACCCTTTGTTACACCACGCGGAACAATGGTAGTTTGCGACATGAGTAGGGGTTCAAATCCCATTTTATCGGGTTTCTTAACATTGTTATAGAGTCCTACGTAAGTCCCATCCCTACATAATAATCGTGCAAGAGTCTGTGTTTTCTCCTCGAAATTAATTCTATCTGACCACTTTTCAAAGTTCTTTACAAGCGATGATTTTCCCTCAAATCTAATACCCTTTACAAGCGTAAGAGCAAGTTTCTGAAGCGGAATGAACACATGAGGACTTGTAAGCGAGAGTTGCCGATACAGATTGAATTTGTTGGTTGTATCGAAATTTCTGTAAGCACCCGCTTTGTATATTGTATCCTTACGCTCTATTCCAGTGGAGGCAAAAACCTTCACAATATTAGATTTCTTCTGTTCTAAATCTATTACTGCATTTGTTGTATCAGTCATATTATTATCTCCTATTTATACCAATCATGAATTTACGTTTACCGCGTTTTCCTTTCTCCTTAAACACCGCACTCTTGTTAATTGTCATACGCACAAGTCCTTCGAGTGCATCAGGCGCATCATCATGTTTGTGGACCGGATACCGCACTAATTGATTAATCAGTTCAGGATACGCTTCAGTCCAATCATCACGAAACAGGACTTTGCCCGATGTAACAAACGGTTCAACAGATTCAATACGAATCCGTTTCTTCTTCTGATTCTTAATTTCTTTAATTTTCATGCGCTTACGCATGTCTTTGATTTTATCATTACGTTCTTTAAGGAATTGAGAAATAAGACTCTGGAAACCGTTTGTTTCAATTCCAAGTTCTTCACAATTATAAAAGTTGTAATAATACACCATCTTCTCAATAGAAACATTTGGCGGTGATGTATTACTTAACCAACAATCACGCACGTAAAGAACATGGTCCTTGATTGCACCTACTATAATAACGCAAAAATCATTTTCGTTACCAAGTGCCGGATCAACATAGATAACATGCCTACAATCCTTGAAGTAAGGATTCTGTGCGCGTTCTTGAGGCATTCTCTTTTCAGTGTAATACTGCAAGTTCTCCAGTTTGAATAACTGTGTCTCAGAGGGTAGCGGTTGGTTTAAATACTGACTTGAAAACTCTACTGCACCTTTCTCAATGCGTAGTGCCTGAATCTTTTGCTCGTTATAAATTGAAGGATACTTTGGATTACCATCTTTATCTACAATGGAATCAATTTCAATATCATAACGCATAAAATCAGGCAATTTTGGATTCTGCTCAATTATCTCGCCGTATAACTCATCGTCATGCCAACGAGTTCCTATGATCATCAGCAATCCATCAGGTTCAAGAATTGAGATTAAATCCTTATACCAACGCTTCTTCTGTTCACGAATAGCAGTAGATTCGCGGTCTGAGTCATTTGCGATGTCATCGCAGATAATAATATCATAGTGCTCTGATGTCATCGCTGCAAGAGCACCACGCGCCTTAAGGTTTGGTTCCTTCTTTACAACGCGCGGATGTAAGACTACTTCCTGCTGATTCAATTTAATAATAGGATTATCATTACCAAAATCAGCAAAGAACTGTTTTATATTTTCATTCTCTGTAAGATGCTGTGTAATCTCGTAAAGAATCTGCTCTGCTAAGTCATTGGTAGCAGATGTAATGAGAATACGTAAGGTAAACTTTCCATCGTGTTTTACGTAATCATCGAGCAACCGATCAATAACAAAAGAAACATCGTAAATAGTAGTCTTATAAGTTCCACGCGGTTTCAAGCGCATGATACGTTTGTGAGTCTTAATTGCTTCTTCTAGATCATCGCACCACTCTTTATGAACATCCTCAGTTATTTTCTCGTAACCAAGCATGTATTTTGCAATATTGAAAAGAGTGAGACGTTTACCATGATATATGATATTAGACATTATTCATCTGGAATATACTGAACCCAGGCAGGTACAATGTGTTCAACCTTATCAACAATTTCACCATCAAGACGCGCTTTCAGCAAAAGGAGTTCACGCTTTTCACGTAAGAGTTTTGCATGAGTAGGTGTATTTTCCTTACCCTCTGTAATCATCCTACGTTCAAGTAGATTGATCTTGGCAAGTTCCTCAGTAATAACATCAACATTCTCAGAATCCTTAATCTTCTGAATCTCACTATCTAAATCAGTTTCAGCAGATTCATCATATTCAAAAAAGATATGTTCACGATGTAATTTGAGATCCGCAACATCAACAAAGATACCATCCTGTTCAAGTTTGTTTTTCAGTTCATTGATGGGAATACTTGCCGTAAAAAGAATCGGGTCAACTACCGTACTTAAATCTGGATTCTGACAAAACACACAACCCTTTACATTTTTATTGGAAACAATCTTGTCTCCAACTTTTACACCCTGTTTCATGTAAGATACCTCGAAAAATAGTTAATAAAAATAGATAGTATAATATCTTAAAATACTACTATTTAAATGTTTCGTATAAAAGTGAGAAAAAATTGAGAAAAGTGTAAGAATAATGAGAAAAAGTTAAGAAATTAGAATATAATCATTAAAGTTTTCATACATAGTAGGATATTGTATTCCTACCTCAAAAATTGATTCACCTTCGGATGTGCAATTAAAGTATCTTATTTCCATTTCTTGACAATCAGGATCAAACTCTTGTAACTTCTCTATTAACTCTTTAACCTTCATTACAATCACCTAATGATAAATTAAACAAACATTTACACCAAAATTATCAGGATCACAAACCTCTACCTCATCAGCGGTCCAAAACCACGTATCACTTACTCCGTAATAAACATCAAGGTTAGAATCAAGTTCCCGTAACTTCTCAATTAATTCTTTAACCTTCATTATTTCATTTCGCCTCTGCCTCAAAACTACATTCAATAACTAATCTATAATAACCATCATAATAATATTTATTAATACCTTTAATTCTTTTTAATTGACTATTATAATCAATACTTACTTCATCATTAGGATAATACTGTTCCAGTTCCTTAATAAGATCACTGACTTTCATTCCTTACACCTCTGTCTCAAACCCACACGCATGACATCTGTAACCACCAATCAACGTTTCAGTAGCAGTAGTTGATCCCCACGGTTGTGACTCATAGATTAACTTGTAATCCTCATATTCGAGTTTTGAGCCACAATCACTACAGTAGTCCATGTAAATACTAGTAGTGTAAACATCACCATTTTCTCTTAAATAGTGATTACCACATTTCAGTTGTTTACTGCCTTCTCTTACTAGAACACCATTCTCTTCTATTTCCTTACGTAGTTCTTCTAAAGACTGTCCACAACATTCACAAAATAATGGTTCATTCATTACCCATCACTCCTTAATTCCTATCCTCTTCACCTACACAATACGTATGCAATGTCTCTCTATTCCAAATCTGCTTCAAGTAACAACTGTTACAAATCCTATCCTTTTCGCCTGTACATGAAAGAGGAATGTTTGCATCCTCTTCTGTGGTTTCATATGCGTTATCGCATACCTTACAAGTTGTTATAGCCATGTTTAATCCCTTACCGTGTAACCAAATGGAACCTTACCATCAATGATAGACTTCCAATGATCTATTACCTCTTCACATGCACTACAATTTCCATCATTATACATTTCTTGTGCCTGCTTCTGTATCCATTCCCATGTTCTTTTGTTTATAGTAGTAAACTTGTAGTCATACATTGGATAGAGCATATCATCATATTTTAATAAACCTAATGGTTTATCCTTACAATCAAATCCCCATTGCTGTATATATTCCCACATGACCGCACCTGCTTGAAACCCTGTAATACCATGATACTTTGCCATTACCCAGGATGCAGCGAGAGCAGCAGCATTTGTAGCATAGATTACAGTATCATAAGTATGATGATACTTATTCAACATTTGAATAAACGCAGGTAGTGTTTCTACCGTCTGCTTCTCTGCTTCACTATACCATGCATCACGTAATGCAAACAATTCTTCATTACTCATATCCTTTGACATGGATATAGTGTAGGAGAATATAGTATATAATTATTTTGAAAATAAATTGTTATGTAAGTAACGTGTAAGGACATTTTCATAATATATTATAATATTATTATTACTCTTGTCTTACCTGAAGATCCATATCAGTAAGAATCATGTAATGAATATGTATACCACTTTCTTACCCTATTCTTACAGGTGTAAGATGGTCATTACATGACATGCGATTTCATAATTACTGTACAAGTACTGTACAATAGATTTGCAAAACTATTATCAGTAAGAATTATCATTACACTTGTCTTACAAGAATCTCATTACAAGTAGGATTTCATAAGTACTGTACAAGTACTGTACAAATCTTTTTGCAAACCGATTTGCAAATAGGTATAGGGTAAGAATCATGTAATGATGTGTATTACGCTAGTCTTACATGAAATGTAATTTCATAAGTACTGTACAAGTACTATATACATTACTATATGTACATTATATATTTCTTACATGTAATGAATATCAAAATGTAATAGCGTGTAATAACGTCATTACACTATCATTACTCTTGTCCTACAAGAAGTTCAATGCCACGAAACACCGGCATTGTAAAACAAAACTAAAAAAGTGTGAATATAGTCAATATTCGCAGATTTTGAAAAAAATCGATACCACTGGCTATAATATATATAATATTCCTTTGCTATTTTATTTATTAGTAACTAATAGTATATAAAGGTTTCTGTTCTATCCTAAGAGTAACTTGCACTTAGAAAGGAAATGAAAATGTACGAAAAAATAACATGTGACATGCACACTACAATCAAATTTTTACCCCACTTCTTTATAAAGAAACATGCTAAGTTTAGACCTATCTTTTCACGGACGATGTTTTATACCACTGTGAAAGTGTAGGTGAAAATAATGCAGTTTTACTCAAAGAATTGAAGAGATTGAAAAAGTGTTATAAGTAGAGATGTTTATTCTGATTCTTGTAGACATTCACAATCTTGTGTCCCTTGTCACTTTGCGAGTCTACATTTACCAAATGAAGTAGATCCTCGTAACAAATGTAACATTTCTTGCCTGCAACATCAATCTCAACAAAATCTTCACCGTTGATATACTTCTTTGTCGCTTCACCTACTTTTCTAAAGTCAGCCAACGTAATCAACCTCTGATTAAGAGGTTAGATGAAAGGGTATAAAAGAGTTATTGATTTTGTATTTCGACAATACGCGCTTTCTGGTTACGTAAATCGATGTATTTCTGATGGTCAAAGTTCTTTTGGTCGCCCATACGCTTGTTTCCAAAAGCGAGCATGATGTAGATCAGGATGTCGTCGCCCTCAAGATTCCTGGGAATGGAGTAGGTAGCGCGCACTCCATTCGAGTATTCTACAGTTACATCCTTAGTCTCACGTAAGTTTAACTTCGGAGCCATTTACTTCACCCTCACGCGAGTAATCAGGGTTTCCTTTACACCCTCATATGTTTCATGTCCCTTGACTTTACCACGCAGGTTGTAACGCTTTCCAGGTTCAAGTTTCTGCTGTGTTGCATACCACTTGAAGATGTTGCCCTGTTCGTCAGTCATTATGTAGAGGTAGGTTTCTCCATACTGATTGGGGATCACTTCCATGCTTTTGACATCAGCGGTTAGCGACAACATATTTCCTACCTGACCCTGCCATTCGGAAGGTTTTATTTCCTTATTCTCAAGTGCGCTTGTGTTCTGCACCTCGATTTCTTTTTGGGGTTCTGTTGCAACTTCAACGGATTCATCGCGCATGTTGCAGATGGTGTTGAATGCGCTTGAGTCCAGTAATTGAATGATATCAGGCTCAATCGCCTTGATAATCGCTTCGATTTCAACCATGCGCATAGGTTCATTACCCATTTTATTACTCACTGGCAGTTCAATTTCTCTTACGACACGCATCTCAGATGGTTCTGCCGCAAAAATTGATGCAAGTTCATTCATTCTCTGAAAGCCTTGTTCAAAGACTTTCAAATTACTCTTCGGTATTAGGTATGTTTTGGTTGGCATAAGCGTGTATATACCACGAAAGTATAAATAGTTTTTGCAGTTCAAAAAAACTTTATAACTCTATAAACAAAACAAGTAAGTATGACAATTTTGAGCATGAAACATCGTAAGGTGATTGAAGATGACCCCACACTTGACCAGGAAACGGTTGATGCACTCAAAGCGTGGGTTAACGAGCGTAAAGGGCCTGAAATGGTAAGGATGTTGGATGTTCTAGGTTGGTTTGAGTTCATGCGCCCATCGCCCTATATATTCTTTGGAATCTATCATAGGGATCTCAATCCTTCTACAATTGCAGTTATGTTACGGCATATTTTTTTGTATAATCCAAAGGTTTTATTTTACATAGCGCGGCGTGACATTACTTTCAAGCGTAAGGCAATCGCAAAGACTGACTTTATAGAAGTCATTATGGAAGAGTGTCGCATATGGAAATATATTTCCGGTGAACTCATCGACATTATGATTGGTAGTGAGTTTGATATCACTATTGCAGACAAAAATATTCAATTACTTCGCCCACGCTGGATGAGTAAGGAAGAGAAGAGAGATTTCAATAGACGTCTCACCGAAACACGCATAGAACTCTACGGTAAGGACACTACGAGCACCCATGATGAAGTAGATTTTGCCGATGACTCGATTAAGAATAGAGAAGTGCATGAAGTGTTTGCACTCTTTGAAGATGAGATTGAAGAGTTAAAGAAGAATCCGAAAAAAACTTTGGATTAATACTCTTACTTTTTTTAAAAAAACTTTAAAAAAACTTTGACTTTCCGGTAAGGAAACCAGAGAAAAAAAGGAGGATTAATGAGAATATTTATGCGTATTTTTATTGTAACGATGTTATATTGTATTGGAATTACACGTAAAGACGCCAACCAAAACGTGTAATAAATCCCGAACCATGAGGAAGTGAGGCACAGCCGAATGTAGGCAAACAGGAGATGCAACGTAGTTTCCAATCAAATTTTGTGTAATCACCTCGTAGAAATTAGTAACATCACGGATGAACGTGAAGGAGATTTCTTTGTAAGAAATTGCATGGTAAATCATGTGATCGTTGTTCTCCGTGGTGTTCTATATCTTAAGTTGTCGCGTAAATATTTATACCTTTTGGTTTCACTACTTTCCTTACACTGGATAGAAGAGGAAACAACTTGTAAGGAAGTGGGTGTATGTTACGTGTGTCATTGTGTGTGACTATTTTCTTACGTGATACTTCTTACCCTAAACATCATGTAGGAAACAATAGCAGAAACCTATGTGAGACTCTACGCTACAATCAAAAAATCATACTAAAACTATGCAGTTTTGATATGTTTTAGAGGGGTAACTTACAAAAAAGGTATAAACATACCACCGTGAAAGTATAGTCATTAATTTGCATGTTTTACTCAAAGGAAATCGCTTCTTTTTTCTAAACCCACAGAACTTGATTTGAATTTCGAAAACTCACCGAATATCCCGGAAAGTGCCAAACTCGGGGCAACCCCAACCCCTCTCCTCTTTCCAGGATGTCCAGGTATGTCAACTATTGTATATCTTTGTTCATCAATACCCCTTTTTCGACATCAATGTATACATTTGAGCATTGATAACCAGGGATGTTCATTGATGTTAGTTTGTGGTTTTTTCGCTCATATGAGTAATAAACCAGGATAAGTATCATCTCAAAAATGAGATGAAGAAATGACCAAAATGTGCGATCATAAACAGAGAGCGTTTTATCTGTTTTTGGTATATCATTCTCTTTGTTTTGTGATTGATTTTTCAATCTCTGTAGATTACGTATAATCAACGATCTTGTATCAGATAAGGATAAAGTATCACCCATTAATTGAGAGTGCTTAAATCGCTTGTATTGTGGTGATACTTTCATTGTATACTATGTTTGGTTTACTTTTTAATAAAGGTATTTAAATGTAATGTGAGATAAACATAGGTATATAAGTAAGGTATAGTCATATGAGATTGAATCGTTTATTTTGGGTTACGTTTGTCATTTTGGGGTTATCTAGGTTGATTTACTATTTATCGTGTCTTGAAAAGATAGGTATATATACTCATGAGTCAATCTCTTTGGTAGTCTGTGGATACCCGTGCGCGTGGAACGGGTATGACGTAAGTAGAACCGGAGCGAAAGGCATATGGGTCTTTTACGCATGTTTTTAGGT